ATTTTTTTTTTTTGGTTTTTGTTTCTTTCTTTAGTTGAATAATAATATAATATTATATACAAGCTTCTTTCTGGAGTAGTAGTGACAACTATGGGAATCGTAGAAGTAGAACAAAATAGATTAAGACAGCAAGAAATCGAAGTTAAAGCTTTGATAGCATTAATGAATCAGGATGTGTTTAGAGATTTTAAACATCAAGCAATAGCTAAATTAAGAGAAATAGCATTTCCAGAATTGTTAGCTGAAAAAATAAATAAAGATCCAGTTATTGAGAAGTGGTTATGATTTGTAAACGTTGCGAAGGAAGGATTGCAGACAATGCAAGAGACAGGGCTCCTTATTGTAGACATTGCTATCGGGTGCTAAATGGGTAGAAGAAAAGAATTTAAAGTTGCAAAATCTTTTACGATTACCGTAAAGAATATTGCATGGTTAGAAGAACAATGCTATGAGACTGGCGAAAAGGCCAGTGTAATAATAGAACGATTGATATCAACTGAACGACAAAAGGCACGGGAAAAGCATGACGATAACAAATGGCATTGTCCTAAATGCGATTGTAGACAAACAATATTAGTAACTGGATTTGGTAATCCTAAATATAGTTGTAGCGTTTGCTCATTAGATCTAACTAAAGATATAAATAAATACCGCGATATAGCGTAAAATGGCACCACGCAGAAAGGCCCCACGAAGAAGGGCAAAGAGAAGTTTTAACGTTAGCGCTATCGAAGCTGGTACAGCTTTGTCATTAGCACAATCAACAGGGTTTGCAAGCTCCCTACAACAAGCACTTAACGGTGATTTGTCGGGCGCAGTTAACAGCATGTCCAGTACAGTACTGGCAAATAAGTCTAAAATCATAGGTACACTAGGCGCAGCCGCCGTTGCTAAAATAGCATCAAAAGGGTTTGCATCTGGCACATTGGCTAAACTCGGCCCAATAAGAGTTAAACTATAAGGAAAAAACATGGCATCATACAGAACAAGAGAAGGAAGTATTACAGCTTCAGACAGTTTCACCGCATTAACATCGTTATACGGTCAGAGCACAACCAGCAGCGTACAAGTTCCAGCAGGTAACGCAGCAATCGTAGGCATGATTGTAAGTGTCTCACACGACAGCGCCACTAATGGGGCTGCAACATTCGCAGTACAATTAACTGGGGATGGACTTACAGAACAGCAAACAATATCTGTTGGATCCGCAGGCGTTGACGGGACGCCAGCATCAAACGGGATGACTAACTTGCCATTCTCTTTTGATGTTGCAATACCAGTCACCGCATCAAATCAAGTGGCTATTGCTGGCGCAATGGACGCAGACATTGGCACCGCACAAATGTCAGTTACATTAGTATTCGCATAGGATAATTAATGGACCAAAAGAGAAAGGTGTACGCCCCTTTCTCGCTAACTAGCGAAGCAGGGGTTGCACAAACCCCTGTAGAAGGTTACATTGACGTCAATCAAGCAATTTACCCTACTGTGAATACTGGAGTAGTTAACGAGAAAGGAGTATGGGCAGGTGTAAAATCTGATGATGAGGAATTTATAGGATTTAGTAAACATGAAGAAATACCTAATGGCAATGTAGTATTATTTCCTACTAGTAATAAATTTCCTAGTATAGATATGACAGGATTTACAACTTTACAATATGCAATTAAACCCACACAAAGCGGGGACGTAGCACAAGTTGCAGTTATGGGGCCCGATACAATACGTTTTGCAAATTTAGAACCTATTGTGGCTGCGGATCCATTGGATTGGATAGGTGCAAGTAGGTTTGATTTAGATGATTTTGATAATGTATTAGCCGATGGTGCCGAAAGTTTAACGGCCGACGCATGGAATATATTTACAATAGTAGGCAGAGCTATAGGGCAAAAAAATATGCAGATTAAAGTAACTAACAACACAGGCGCTACATCTAATTTTGAATTTGCATTCAGGAGATTAGTATAATGGCACGAAAGAAATTAACAAAAGCACAAGTAAAAAGTAGACTTAAAACAATTCATAATAGTTTGTATAGATTAATTATTGAAAATTTAGACGTTCCAGATAATAATGTACCTATGTCAACACCTAAATTAATGGAATTACATAGAACGATCGGTCAAGCTTTTAACCGTGTTAAATGAGCACTACAATATACAATGTCGAGTTCCCGAAGTGGCTTAATGACAGCAGAACAGTGGAACAATTACTTGTTAGACTGGTGCTTACATATCTTACAGCAAAAGAAACGGGGTTAATGTGAAGTTAGTAGAACTATTAGCTATACCTGTAGGTTTTGCAATAGTTAGATCTATTACTAAACGTGTAGACGAAGAACCAGTAGTTACACCTGAACCGTTAATACCAAAAGGTTTGAGTGTTGGACCTGCTGGCGGTACTGGCTTTGATATTGCGCCATTATTCCCAACTGGCAAATTAGAATTAACAACTAGACAAACTACAGGCATAAAACATACAGGACCAACAACTAAGTTTGGTGTTGGCACGGATGTTGTGCCGTTTTTCCCTAAAGGCGCAGGCGACCCGTCATTGCTAAAACCTGTTGCAGGTTTAGCAGGATTAAAACCAATAATACCAGTAACTGGATTACCAACTAATTTTTTCCAAACTGGAATATTTGACCCAGACGTACAAGCAAGATTGCGAGCAAAGCAATAATGCCTTTTGCGCTTATACCTGAAGGATACAAGTTACAGAAAGTGACAAAGCTCCAAAAAGAAGCTGTTGATAAATTTTACAGCTCTAAGAACGTAGATAGCTTCTTAGAAGGGCAAGCATCGGGTGAACTGGTTAAGGCAGTTGCTATAGTTGTCACTCCTATTGTACTGGCTGCCTTAGCCAAACAAGTCGATTTACCCGATTTTAATATTACTGATTTTATAGACAAACAATTAGAAAAAATTCCTGGCTTAGATTTAAGCGGTATTAATACCCTATTTTAGGTTTTTTTAATTTCGTGCTTAATTCCCCTGGTTTTTTACCTATATACCCTACGCTATGGTAATCTATGGAGTTGACACAATTTGTACTGCCCGCGTTTGTTGCGCTTGAAATATTAATCATATTAGCGCTGTACCGTTTTATTTTAAGAGACTGGATAATCCAAAAGTGGGAGGCTAAAATGGATGAAGAAGGATGGCTTGTTATTAGATTAGAACCAGTTATAGATGAAATAGAAGATAGAATGCACGAGAAACTACAAGCTTTTCAGGATTCTTTTTTTGGTTCTGTAGGTGCTATGACTAAGAAAGCGCAAAATTTAGATCCAATGAAAAACGTACGTAAAGCCGCTAAAGATAATGATTGGACTAGTTTATTGGTAGAATACGCCGCAAATAAGGCTGGATTAGGGGGGGTTTTAGGCAATATTAGCCAAGAACAACCCAAAAAAAAGACAACCGACACACTTATTAAGGGCATAAAAGGATTAAAATAAAATAATATTACTATAAATGAAATAGATATCAAGACTTATTTTTTTTTTTTGGTTTTTGTTTCTTTCTTTAGTTGAATAATAATATAATATTATATACAAGCTTCTTTCTGGAGTAGTAGTGACAACTATGGGAATCGTAGAAGTAGAACAAAATAGAT